TTTTTTATGTAAATATAATATTAATATTTTATAAAATTTATCTAAACTTTTATACATTATATTTTTTTTAAATCTTTTAATAATGCAATTCCATTTATTATGCATCATACAATTATACATAATATATAATTTAATTATATATTAATGTTATTATAAGAAAAAGAATATTAAATATATTATGCTTACCTATTGTGCAAAAAAAATTAATATATATTACAGAGATATTGATAAAATAAATAATATTGATATTATATTTACTTATTTATTTATACTTGGTAGTATATTTACTTTTTGTATTTATACATATCAATATTATAATATTGTAAAACATGATTTGTCCATATGTGAAAATAATAATACTCACCGTTCATGTTTAAAATCTGAATTATCAATTATAATTATTCCATATGTTGGAACTACATATGGTTTTTTTACTACTTTTTATAAAGTAACTGATATTATAGCGTGTATTATAGGTTGTTTATGTTGTTGTAAACCTATTGAAAAAGAAAATAATAATATTACTATTGAAATGAACCCAGTATAAATTAAATAATTTGATTAAATTTTATAAATTCTATACTTATTTTTAGTATATTCTATTACTTCTTTATCTATAATACTACACTCTTATGATACACTTGTTTTAATATTATATTTTTTGCTATATCAATATTATATTTAAATGCCATAAAAGAATCATAAATAAGTATTACTATAATATATTTATATTTATTTAAATTATTTATTAAAATTTTCTAGATTACTAAATTTAGGAGGTTTAAAATTTTTATTTTTTAAAATTTTACCAGTACTTATATTATAAACTATCCATAATCCATTTTTTTTACTATAACGATATGCAGGTGAATCATATGGGGACATTTTATCATCTAAATACTTTTGAACACTTTCTTGGGCTTCAAATTCTGTTAAACAAAATTTACTCATATTTGCTGTTTGGACATTTTCAAAACATTTATCCGCATCTAAATTAAGAGTATCAAGATATCCATAAGTTACATAAAGAATATCTATAAGAGCATCAACTATCTCAGACTTATCATTTTGGTCCATAGCATCTCTAAGTTCCCCAAATTCCTCCTTGATTAAATCATAACGAAATTCAAGTAATTTTTTATTATCAAAATTTGTTTTATCATAAGATTTATATACGTCAGCACCACTAACTTCATTAAATTTACATACACCTTGAAAATTTGTTTCTTTACTAGACATTTCTAATATATATATTGTAATTAGTAAAACAATTTTAAAACGATTATATTATATATTTAAATTTATATTAAATTTATAAAAATAAATTATAATTATGATAAGTATATTTAATGATAATTAATCGGAATTTACTAAATTACCATTTTTAACTGATAGTAAATTTTTAGTATAATTGAAATTTTTTTTCATGTTTAAGATATGATATTAATAAAGCTAAACTAAGTTGTGAATTATTAGGAACATTAAAAATATTAATTTATAACTAATATTATGCTTATAAATAATGATATTAATTTAATAATGATATTAATTTAATAATATTATATATATATTAATACTTAAAATTGTTTTATTATATATTTTATATAATGGAAAATGTTAAAATTGTTGCTGGTTCATCTTCCTACGAAATTTCATATAAAATTTGTTCATATTTAGATATAGAACTTACAAATATTGAAATTTCTAAATTTTTAAATCAGGAAATAAAAATACAATTACTTGAACAGGTTAGAAATAAAGATGTTTTTATTATTAATACTGGTGTGGGAACTGAAAATTCAACAATAAATGACATAATTATAGAAACTCTTTTAATTATAGATTGTTGTAAAAGAAGTAATGCAAAAAATATAACACTTATTATCCCTTATTTTCCATATTCTCGTCAAGAAAGAAAAGATAATAGAAGTCCTATAAGTTGTTCTTCTATATGTAGAATGTTTGAAAATGCTGGTGTTGATAGAATGATTTCATTAGATTTACATAATGGTGCTACTCAAGCTATGTTCTATGGTCCATTTGATAATTTATATACTACAAATATTATTAAAAATTATTTATTAGAAAATTATTTTGAAGATAATTATACAGACAAATTTACACTATGTAGTCCAGATGTAGGAGCAGCTTCTCGCCTACGAGATTTATCTAAAAAATTAAAAAATATGCCAATGATTATATGTAATAAAACAAGAGATTATACACAAAAAAATAAAGTTGAAAGTGTACAAGTTATTTGTGATAAAGAAAAATATGTTAAAGATAAAATAATAATTTTGAATGATGATCTATTAGATTCAGGAGGAACTGCTTTAAAATGTTGTGATGCTCTTATCCAACGCGGAGCAAAAAAAGTAATAATTTTTATTACTCATGGATTATTAAATGGAAATGCAATTAAAAATATTAATGAAAATCCAAATGTAGAAAAAATTATTACAACAAACTCGGTTCCACAAGGAAAGCACTTAAAATTATGTGATAAATTAGAAGTATTAGATCTTTCACCATTATTATCAGAAGTTATTAAACGATTAATAAATGGTGATAGTATTAGTAAGCTTTTTGAATAAAATAAAAAATTAATATTTTACATATATAATTAAACGATAAATTATTATAATAATTTTAAGTAATTGTAAAAAAAATATTATATAATAATATAAATATGGATATTAAAACTGAAAATGTTATTGCGTTAACTGCTGCCGCAGGATTAGCATATGTTTGTTTGAACGAAAAAGATGAAACTCCTTTATCAAATTTATTAGGTGGAACAAAAGGAAAATCTGCAAGAAAATCTGCAAGAAAATCTGCAAGAAAATCTGCAAGAAAATCAAAAAGAAAATCTGCAAGAAAATCTGCAAGAAAATCTGCAAGAAAATCTGCAAGAAAATCTGCAAGAAAATCTGCAAGAAAATCAAAAAGAAAATCTGCAAGAAAATCTGCAAGAAAATCTGCAAGAAAATCTGCAAGAAAATCTGCAAGAAAATCTGCAAGAAAATCAAAAAGAAAATCTGCAAGAAAATCTGCAAGAAAATCAAAAAGAAAATCTGCAAGAAAATCTGCAAGAAAATCTGCAAGAAAATCTGCAAGAAAATCTGCAAGAAAATCTGCAAGAAAATCTGCAAGAAAATCAAAAAGAAAATCTGCAAGAAAATCAAAAAGAAAATCAAAAAGATTATCAAGTAGTAAAACTAAATTACAACTTCGTAAAGAATTAAAAGCAAAAGGTTTATCCCCTTTTGGTTCAAAGACAGAACTTATCAAACGTATAAAATAATGATAAATTAAAAATAAGTTAAAATATTTTTTTATAAATTATTTGAAATATTGTTATTAATTCTATAATGTGTTTACGTTTATTAAATGAAATATTAATGTATGAAATTGATAAATATTTAGAAGATATTATTAAGTCTGATAATAAGTTTTTATGTAAACCAATATATTTTTATAATGGTTTAAATCTCTATAAATTATATCTTTATTATGTAAGTATTCTAATTATAAAATAATAATCTTATATGTATTTAAAAGTATATAAATTATATAATATAATTAAATGATAGTCCAAAAATATGGTGGTTCATCTATTACAAAAGTTGGATTTGCAGTTATTAAAAAACAAATTGAAAAAAATAATAAATTAATTATTGTTCTTTCTGCTTTATCTGGAACTACAAGCGAATTGATTAAATTTACAGAAACTTACAAAATCGAAATTATAGATAAAATTATTGAAAATCATAAAAAATTTATTTTTGAATTAGGATTAAAAGATGATTGTCTTAGTACTTTATTTAATGATTTAGTAAGTATATCAAATTTATTAATTCTTGATTATAATAATAAAAAATTAAAATCATCTGTAATTGGATTTGGTGAATATTTATCAACTGAAATTTTAGATAATTATTTAGATGGAAAATACTTTTTAGCTGATGCAAGAGAATTTATTAAAACAAATGAAGTTCATAATGCTATTTTTATGACGTCAATTTTTTATTGTGATTGTGAAATTATAAAAAAAAAAGTTTATGATAATAATATTATAATCGTCCAAGGGTTTAATGGTAGTACCATTGATAATAAACACTGTGTTCTATCTAGAGGAGGTTCCGACACTACAGCTTCACTAATAGCAAATGCTGTAAATGCTGAAAAATTAGAAATTTGGACTGATGTTACAGGAATTTACAATGCTGACCCAAGATTTATAACTGATGCTAAACTAATTGAAAATCTAGATTATACAATAACAAAGGAGATTACTGCAATAGGAGCTAAAGTATTACATCCTTACTCTATATCGCCTTGCCAAGAAAAAAATATACCTATTATAATAAAAAATACATATAGTGACAATTTAGTTAATACAATTATCAATAATAAAAAAAATGATAATTATAAATTACTAATTAAAAAAGATTCAAATACATTTTTTAACATTTGTTCCATAAATATTTGGAATCAAAGTGGATTTGTAGCAGATATTTTTCAAATTTTTTCAAAATATAAAATAAATATAGATCTTATATCGACATCTGAATTCAATATAACTTGCACAACTAATGATTATTTGCTAGATAAAACTATTAAAAGTATAGAAAACGACTTATCAAAAAAATATAATATTACAATTTTTAAAAATTGTTCTATTATCAGTTTATTATGTAATTATATTTTAAAATCTAATTGTTTTAATCAAACATTTAGTAATTTTATAAAAAAAATAGATGAGGAATTATATAATTCTATTTTAATGACTCACATATCAAGTAATAATTTAACGATAAGTTTTGTAATTACAGAAGATAAATCTATTGAATTTTATACTAATTTTTATCTAAAAATTTTTAATTAACTACTAAATTCATGATAAAAAAAATATATATTTTTTTTTTAATTTTGATGAATAATCAATTATAAAGTATCCTGATGCATAGGTTCTAACTCTGGCATTTCCGGATCTGTATCAGAATCATTATAAATTATGTTATTATTAACATTATTATTATAATGACTAGTTATAATATTAAAATCCTCTTGTACAAGATTAACACCATCAATATTAGAATAAATAAAATTATTATTAATTATGTTATTATTAACATTATTATTATAATGACTAGTTATAATATTAAAATCTTCTTGTATAAGATTAACACCATCAATATTCGGAGAAATAAAATTATTAATATTTATATTGTAATTATTTAGAAATATTAATCGATCTTGTAATTTTGTAGCAAAAATAGCATCTTGTTTAATTTGGCAATTTGTTTTAACTTTATTAGAAAATTCTTTATAGATATTTTTAGAAACGTATTCAATTATATCTTCTGGTAGAGTATTATAAAATGTACTACCTTGAAGTGATATCATTTTGATTATATATTTATAATCAAAAATCAATTTTATATAGTTTAAAAATATAAGTATATATTTTTTTAAGACTATTTAATAAAATTTAAAAGAAATATTATATTATATTAATAATAATGGAACCGTCTAATCCAGTTTCTGATATTTATTATCCATCTATAGAAGATCCAGATTTTAATACAAAAATAGTAAATAATAGTGAATTTAGTCAATATAAAACATTAATGAAAGATATACCTGATAGAGTAATTTTAGAAGAAGAAACCAGAAATATTTGTGCTGCAAATAATTTTATACATAAAAATGTAACAAAGGTTGTTAAAACATATATATCCCCCAATACACCATATAATGGAATATTACTATATCATGGTGTAGGAGTAGGAAAAACTTGTAATTCTATTACTATTGCAGAACAATTTCAGGATTATTCAAAGAAAATGAATAAGAAGATATATATTATAGCACCTCCAAGTATTGTATCTGGATTTAAAACGGAAATTCATAATAAAAAAAAAAGTAGATTTGATAATAGAAATTTACAATGTACTTTTGATAAATATGAAAAATTATACCATGAATACTTAAATACATTAGAAGGAGAAGAAAAAAATGGAGATTTTCTAAGCAAATATACTGAATATGTAATAGAAACACCTATAACATTTGTAAATAAATATTTTATAAAAGGAGATTTTAATAAAGAAAATTATAGAAATAATATAAAAAAATTATTTCATAATAGTACTATTATTATAGATGAAGTACATAATTTAACAGATAGAAAAATAAAAGAAAAAGTAGATATTAGTGATGGTGGTATAACTTATGAAGATATATACAAAGAAAATGTAGGAGAAGATCTTTATAAAAATAAAATGATTGAATTTTTAAAAAAAAATTTTAAAGCAACTGATATAGATTGGAATAAAACGTATACAGATTTAATAGAATACCAGTTAGACATTTTGAATGATGAAATAAAAGAATCATTAGAAGATAAAAAAAAAGAAATTATAAGTTTTTTTAAAAGTAAATATAATGATTTTATAGGCGAAGGTGGAAAGGAATTACAACATTTTTTACAAGCAATTTTATCTAAAGATGAACGAATATATAAAAAAAATAGATCCGGTACCGGTGGAGAAATTGAAAATTATAAACCAATTGATATTCAATGTAAATTACTTTTATTAAGTGCTACACCAATGTTTGATACATATAAAGAAATTAAATATTTGATAAATTTATTAAAATTAAATGATAAATGTGAAATAAATGATTTAATTGATGATCAAGATATAGATAATATTGTGAAATTAAATTTTGATGAAATTAAAGAAAGTGTTAATTCAAAAGATAATATTAATATTAATAATTTTTTAAGAAAAACACAAGGTTATATATCTTATTTTAAAGGTGATAGTCCATTAAGTTTTCCCAAAAAATTATATTTAAATCAAAACAAACAATATGTAAATAGTAATAATACTCAAGTTATAGATAAATGGAATTACAGTGAAAATTTTGAAGACATCGAAATAGAAAATAATGATAAAAAAATTATAAACTCAGAGATAGGATTAACTATTAGTATTATGAATGATAAACAAGAAAAATATTATTTATCACCTTCTATACAGAAAAAGACTTTCACACATAAAGGAAAATATACTAATTTTGATGAAAAAAGTGGAGATAGTTGTAAGATGAATACTATAAAAAATTTGATGTTTAATAAAGATGAAAATAAAGTAGTTAGAGGTAAAGTATTTATATTTTTAACTGCACAGAGTAACAATAAACTTAATAAAACTGCTATAAAAAATAATATACTAAACTGGTTTTCCAAAGATGATGAAAATAAATTTGTAGAATTTGATATTAAAAATGAAAATACTTTACCTAATGAAAAAAAAAATCGTGTTATATTAATAGATTCTAAAAAAAATGATATTAAAAAAGATTATATAGATATATTTAATGATGAAAAAAATATTAATGGAGATTATATTAAAATAATTATTGGTGGTGAAACAATGGTTGAAGGTATTAATTTATTTGGTATAAGACAAATTCATATTTTAGATCCTTGGTGGAATATATCTAAAAATATACAATTAGTAGGTAGAGCATTTAGAAATTGTTCGCATATTTTATTACCTTTTGAAGAAAGAAATGTTACTATTTTTAATCATATAGCTATATTAGAAAATGAAAAAGAAGAAAAAGATGGAAAAATAAGATTAAAAATTAATCCTAATGATGATAGAGAAAAATTTCCTGGTGGTTCAAATCCTAATATTCGTGCTATTTTTTTATTATCTCAAAAAACAGAAGATAGAAATAAAATAGATTATTTAATAAAAATTAATGCTTTTGATTGTGATTTAAACAAATCTAATAATTTTATAAAAAATTTTACTGATCCATTTTTAATGAAAGTTCCTTTTAGTAATAATGATATTAAAGTATCTTTCAATAATAAAGAAGATGAATATGATTGCTTAGGAGTAGATAGTGTATATAAAAATAATGAAACTAAAAAAATTTTTGGTCTTGATAATAATATACAATTTATTAAATATTATATTAAAAATTTTTTTGTAGAGAAAAACAAATTATTTTTTAAATTTAATGAATTATTAAAATACTTAAATGGTAATAAAAATATGCAATTAACAAACAATGAATTAATTCATCATATTATTAGTATAATTAATAATAAAGAAATTATATATGATATTTTTAATAGAAAATGTTATTTATATAAAAATAATGATTATTATTTATTAAATCCTATTGGTATGATAAAAATAAATAAAGAAATTAAAAATATTGAAAATGAAATAAATGAATTAAGAACTAAATTAAATGATGAACTAACAATTGTAAATATGGATATTTTAATAGATAAATATAAAGAATTATTGAATTCTAAAATAAAATTAAATAGTCCAAGTATAAATTTACCATATAAAAATACATTTAAATTTATAAATAATTATATGTATTTTGATAAAGTAATAGAAAATCCAATAGAAAATCCAATAGAAAATCCAATAGAAAATCCAATAGAAAATCCAATAGAAAATCCAATAGAAAATCCAATAGAAAATCCAATAGATGAAACTAAAAAAATTTTCACATTAAATAAAATAAACCCAGAACATAAAAAAAATTATATATTTGAAAGATGTGCTTATTTAGAGAATGAATACATATTATGTATTCCAAAACAATCCTTTAAGATAGATAGTGATATTATTACAATCCCAGGTGTAGAAACTCCAATTAATCCAGATGGTGGCTATTTCCTTGCAAATAAAGTATTTAAAAAAGTACAAGATAAAAATATATACGAAGTGAAAGAAACATTTATACGGCATTCACAAAAACCGTTATATTTTTATCTTCAAAATGAAAATTTTGTTATTCAAAAAAAATTGAATAATTTAAATGAAAATTTTAATAAAGAAAATATTTTAAAATTAGTTGAAGATTTATGTTCTAAATACAAAAGAGTAGATCAACCATTATTAATGTTTGATATTGAATTTCTTAAAATAAATAAAATAAGAATAATCCCTATAAAAGTAAATTATGATACTTTACAAATATTATTTAAATTTTTAATAAAAAAAATAGCAAAATTATATGACAATTTTAAAAAGTATGATACATTAAATAAATATTTTGAATTACTACTTGATAAAGGTTTTGATTTAAAATATAAAGAATTTAATAATATTAATGAAGAATGGAATAATATTATAGATGATGAAACACTAAGTATATATGGTTGGTCAAAAGAAGAATTACTATTTATTTATAATAATAAACATTGTTTTATTCTTAATGGAAATTATGAAATAGGTTTTATTTTATTTAAAGAACCTGGTACAATAGTAAATACAGTAAACGGAGCTAAATCGCATGGAGATAAGAATTTAAAAGGAACTACAAATAAAGTCGTTGAACCTATACCAGTAACATTAAAACAACAATTACCATTACAAGTAAGTTTAAATTACAGTATAGGTCATACAAAACCAACATTAACTGATCAATTTATATCAAAGTATGACAAGGAGCCTAAAACAGTAGTTAAAAAGGTTAAAAATTTCTATAATTTATATAAAAAAACTAATTCTCAACATGGTAATAAGGATGATATAAAAGGTTTATCACATCTAATTAATTTATATAGTTTTAATATTAATAGTAAAAAATGGAAAATATTTACAAATGCAAATAATAATAATTTTATTCGTTCAATTTCTGAACAATTAAAAAAAAAATATTATATACCCTATGAGGTAGAAGAACATTTTGAACAAGAACAAGTTTTAAAGAGTAATAATTATATTGTAGAAATTCATAAAAATTATAAAGAATTATTATTTATAGATAGATATATTAAACTTAAAAATATAAATACTTCTATTGAGTCATTCACTAATATTAGAAATGATTTTATAAAATTATATAATAATAAAAGTATAACAGATATATATTCACAATTTTTATGGACAGAAATTGAAAATATTGCGGAACAAAGAATATATGATAAAGAAAATATGGTTATAGATATTTGGTCATGGCATGATTCTGTAAATGAAGTGGAAACCAATAAAGAACCTAATTCATACTATACTAATATTATTAATATAGAAACACAGCATAATGAAACTAATAACTGGAACAATATAAACGATACAGGACTAGAACAAGACAATACAAATCAGTATATAAATATTAGTCATCCTCATTTATTAACTACTACAAATTTATATTTTAATAGCTATATTAGTAATACAACGAATACTGGGATTATTAGTACTAGTAAAGACAGAATCAAATCGACTAATAAAGTAAATATGAATAATGTAAATGGTTTTAATATTTTTAAAAATATAACTAATTATAATATATTAATATTATTTAAATATATACATAATTTTAATTTAAAAAATGATGAGTTTATAGATATTTGGGAGGCACAACATAAATTAGTAGAGTTAAATAATATTATAAATTTCAAAATAAAATCCCAGGAAGTAAATTTTATTAAAATTCTTAAAGATGTAATAATGGAAATAAAAAAAAAAATAAAATTTAATGATAAAACAAAGGAACTATTTATACAAATTGATAACTCTCAAATTATAAAAAATATAGAAGAATATTATCAAAATATACAAAAGCGAACTATAGATCCAGATGAATTAAAAACATATTTAAGTTTTAATTTTAATAACAATCATATTATTAATAATTTAATTGATATTGATATATATTTAGTTGAAAATAATAAATTAGAAAATAATGAAGAAAAAGATAATTTAAAAATTATAATTTCTAGGGATGAGTTAGATTATTTGGATAGTATTAGTGATTTAGAAAATAAAATAAAACTAAACAATAATTCTAAGGATAAACAAAAACTTAAAGAATTATATAATACACAAATACAAATTAAAAATCTTAAAACATATTACTTATTAGATAAATATAATTTTGGTGATAGGATATGGTTTTTAAATTCTTATGAAATGACTGTAATGGACGGCATAAAGTACTGGTCTGTATGGAAAGGGGTCGATGAAGCACAAATTCTCAGAGGTATTATATATGAAGATTATAAAAAAAGTACAAATAAAAATTTTATAAATGAAAAAAAAAGATTGATCGCACTTGCTGTTGACAAAAATAATCCTAATAATACAACAATAGAAAATTTTGAAGCTCAGGGGGGATTTACTATATTTGATAATCCTAATGTTATATACACAGATGCTAAATATCATCCCCCACATGTTGAATATCAAATATTTAGTACTGATGAGTTAGAAGATGTAAAAAACTTTGAAAAAAATGAAGAATGGAATGATATGGATGAACTATGGTGGAAATTAGAAATTTTATTTAAAGGAGAATCGACTCAATTATAAAAGAGAATATACTTCATTAAGTATCTAATATGTCTTTAATATCATCAATTTTTTTTTGTAAATTATCTTTTGTTTCATTTATTAAATTTAAATTTATATTTAATTTACTATTTTCATTTGTTAATTGTTTTATTTTTTTATCCTTACGTTCTCTTTCTATTCCTTCTTCGTTTTTATTTCCTATAAGTATATTTCTTACTTTATTTACAGTTGTAAAGTTTTCTGCTTGATATATAATAAAATTTGATAAAACATATGGTAATATATTAATATATTTTAAGTTATTAAAATAATTAATAATAGTTTGTTCTAAATTATGAAAATTATTATTACTCAAACATCCATATTTATTTATTATATTTTTATGTACTAATAAAAAATTATAAGATGTTTTTATTATATTTTTATTATCATTAATATTATCATATTGAAATAAATATTGTTTTGTATTATATTCATTTATAAATTTTTCTAATTTATTCTTATTATCAATTAAACCAATATTAGATATATAATCTATATTATTAATAAATTCATTAAAATTATTATCATATAAATTATTTGTATCGTAATTATTATCAATTTTTATAAAATTATTTAAATAATAACTTTCTTTATTTTCAATAATTATTTGATTTAACCAATTAATAATATTACAATTAAATACAACATTTGTATTAGTAAATAAAACAAAATTTGTATCAGTACGGTTTTTAATAATATAATTTATATTTTCATTATTCATATTTTTATAAATTTTTATATTATTTATATCAATATTTATATCAATATTTAAATTATTAACTAAAATAATATGTTTTTTCTCTACATTTGTAAAATTTTTTATAAAATTTTTTATATTTGTAATATTAGTAATATACGAAATAATTAATAATTGTTCCATTTACATAAATAATATAAAAAAAAATTTTAATTTTTTCGCATCTACTATTGAAATGCATATATAACTCTATCTATAAAATTAATATTTAAACATAATGTTGGATTAAATATAATTTTTGGATTTAATATTTTGTACAAACAATATAATGGTGCTGAAATTAATGTAAAAATTATAGAGTAAAATTTACTATTAAAACTTTTATTACAAGATAAACTAATCAAAACACTAATAATTAAAAAAATTGTATTTATTATTAATCTAATTAGTTTTATTTTAATACTATAATCTATATATTTTTTTTTATTAATTTTTATAAAATCATTATAAATTTGTCCTAATGTTGTTATATTATATAATTTTTGTAATTTATACATTTATATTATATAATAATATATTAATATAATAATATAATAATGGAATATATTCTTATTAATAGTAAGTATGATAATCATAAAATAGATAAAAATGAATTTATTTTCATTAATACAAATAATATTATTTTACATGAAAATAACAATACACAAGTATTAATATTAGAATATACAAATTTTATAAAACAAATATTAAATTCTTATAAAGATGAAATAGACCTTATTAATCAATTTAAGTTAGACTTTTATAGAACGTGTGTATTTATAAATGGTTTTCAATTAACTTCACATGAATATTTTATAAATTTTTTTAATAAATTACTACCAAATAATAAATTAAATGAATTATTATCAATCTGTTCCCAAACTGGATTATCAGAAGCTTACATTATAGTTCAAAAAACATTATTTAATAAAAATAATAATCTAATATTTTCGGAACTTATTGATAAAAAAAAAACAAGACATAAAATTAAAATTAAAACTTATAATAACCAAATAAGTATTAATATTTTAAAAAAATTAAGAATAGTTGATCCAACAAATGAAATTTCTCAAAATTTATATAATGTTGATATAAATTTAAACTTAATATTTAATATTGATGAATACGTAACAATAACATATAATATGGAACATATAAAAATTTAAATTAACTTATACTACATTCCTGTCCATCATTCTCTTTAACTATTTTTTTTTTTGTAGGTTTTTTTACTTGTTTTTTTGCTATAATAGCTGTTGAACTTATTAGTGTAGCAGATCTTTCTTTTTTGTTTTTTTCTGTTGGTTTTTTTTCTGTTGGTTTTTTTTCTGTTGGTTTTTTTTCTGTTGGTTTTTTTTCTGTTGGTTTTTTTTCTGTTGGTTTTTTTTCTGTTTCATAACTACTATAACTTTCATAACTTCCATCACTTTCATAACTTCCATCACTTTCATAACTTCTATCACTTCTATCACTTCTATCATCACTTCCATCACTTCCACCAGTAATACTTAAAGTAAAATCTTCATTATTTTCTACTTTATTATTTTCTACTTTATTATTTTCTACTTTATTACTTTCTACTTCATTATTTTCAATTAAATTTTTAAGTTTATTCATATATACCATAATAATTATTTAAATTATTTTAAAATTTAAATTTAAACTTATATAAAAATACTTATTCATTTATAGATAAATACTTATTCATTTATAGATAAATACTTATCAAAAGGATTAACTAATTTATTACTTAATTCTAATTGTGGATTTAATTCTAGTATTTCATTAATTAAACTTAATCTTTCACATTCATTCCAAGTTATTAGTACTTTTGTTTCATATCTAATTATATTAGGAGATGATATTGTAACCCCTACTGTAATTTCACCATTTGTTCTTAGTAATTTTATAGGTAATTCTTTATTATTATTAGTAATTACATTATTACAATATAATCTAGCTTTTCCCGTTTTATAAGCAATCCAAGTTTGACTTTTTTTTACATTAAAATAACATTCTGCATTATTACAACAGTTTAGAAAACTAACGTAAAATGTATTTTTATCTAATGGGTTATATATTTGATTATATTTATAATTTACTTCACCACATACTATACAACCTTTAGGTATACAATTAAAACAGTAATGTACTATTGTATTATTTAAATTTAAAAATAATTTATCTACAATACATTTAAAATATAAATTTGTATGTCTTAAATTTAATATATGTTTATAATTAAATTTTTTTAATTCAATTTTATTTAAAATAATTTGTTTAGTATCTTCATCTATCAATTTAAAGTCTATCATTAATTTAATTTAATGATAGACTTTAAATCAATTTTATACTTAGATATAGTAGGTTATGGAGGTATTGATTATTATATAGGTGAAGCATAAATGTATTACTGATGGAAAAAGTAACTTTTTTATGAAAAAAAGAGTAATTTAGAAACTACTGCTTTATTTAATAAGTGAAACTAATTTATACAAAAATGAATATAATAGATTATAATATCATATGATTTAATATAGTTTTATTATATATTAAACATAATTAGTAAATTGAATAGTATTATCACATAAAGAATTTATATAACAATTATTAATTACTATATAGATATTATATAGATATTATATAGATATTATAATAAATGAAATATAAATATATTAAAATATGTGCTTTTTGTAGTAAAATATTAAAATTAAATAATAATTGGTACTGTGTTAATGATAAAATTTATTGCTGTAATGAAGGTATGCTAATTGCTTTGGAAAAATTAAAAATCAAATTTTATTATGAAAATAAAATATCTTATACATAAGTATAATTTTAGTAATTACCAAATAATTCCTTATATTTTTTTTTACATTCATCCTGATATAAAACATTATTTAACTCTATTAATGTAGGTTCATCTAATTTTAATTTATTAAAAGATTTTAATTTATACCAAGGTCCAAATGAGCCTAAATTATTTTCTACTGTATCTAAATATATTTCCAAATCAAAATTATTAATTATTTTATCATGTAAATCCTTTAAACCATTTTTAGAAGATGAACATGAACCTAGTAATCTTAATTCTCCATATGGTGTTATTAAACTACTAATAGAACCATAAGAATATTTTAAAATTAAACCTTTATCTGTATAAGACCATGTCATAAAACCATCACGTGTATAACCTTTATAATTAAAAGCTTTAAAATTTTTTGTATTTTCAATAAAATGATGAATTTGTTTAGTTATTTCTAAAGTAATTTTATCTAAATTCATTTACTATTTTAACAATAATAAATCAATTTTATATTATATATATATTTATTTATTCTTTTCTTTTTTATTTTTAATACACCATAATATAAATAATGTAATATTAATAGTATCTGATTACTTCTATAGTTTTATATAATGTTTGTATTATACTTTATTATCATTAACAATTATAAATGGATTTTATTTATTTGTTTAGATAATAATTTTTTACACCTTTTAACATTTAAAACGTCTACTTATTTATAATTTTTTAAAGTCTTTTTTCTACTTTTTTTTGGAATATATATTTTTGATTTATTATAACTACCTTTGAATAAATTTTCATAAGTTTCTTTTAGAATAGAATTTATTATTTTTCTTATATTTTTTTTAAATTTTACCAAACCTATATCTTTTTCTTTTCTTAATTTACTTTTAAGAACACTAAAAAAAATTTGCTATTAAATTAGTAAAATGTTGATAAGGAACTGAATATAATAGTTTATTATCTTTATTAATTAAATCTTTTACATTTTTATTTCTATGACTACTCGCATTATCTAA